GTGAAGTACCTGATACCAGTGTTACTGTACCACTATCTATAGTCCACATGTTAATGCCACGGTTCTGCCATTCAATCGTCATCAAGTTCATAGACCTACGAGCAGTTCTTAGATCATACCCAGAGCGCATCTCACGCCCAGCACGTTCCCATGCTTCTTCAGCAATCTCTGTGAAGTCCATATCAAAAGCGGTAGTTCCCGAAGTAGCCATTGTCTATCCCTTAAAAAGTGTATTCATACATACTGAGTCATCTTTCTTCTATCTTCTAGTATTGCGCCACATCCTCTAGCAATATCTTTTTTTCTACGAGCCAAACCACCCTTTGCAAGACGTACTTTAGCAGCTTCAGTATTTTTTACTACAGTTTTTCCTGAACTTTTCTTTTTCCGTGCTGTTGTAGCCCTCTGTGATTGACTTAAACTATTAGCTTTACTCCTTGGAAGACACCTATCTGGGTTCTTCTTGTTCTTAGAAGTGCCACATTTACCCTTGACTTTACCATCTGTGCCAATTCTAACCCAGTCCTGATTCACCCATTTCTTTAGGTCGCCCATTACTTTTTCCTAACCATGCTTCTAAGTGTATTAGCTTGTTTTGCATGTAATTTAGAGGCTTTCTTTAAACCTTTTACAACTTTCTTAACTTTCTTTTTATTACCTTTAGTTAACGTCATTTCTTTTTCCCTTTGCTACCTTTAGCATAGTTTGGGTCTTTACAGTACTTAGATGCTGCCATATTAGCGTATGCACTGGGGTACGTATCAAATGTACGCTTTGCCCAAGACTTACCTTTTGGGCAGATTTTTCCGCCAGATTTATAGTATCTACGCATCATCTTCGTCATCCTTATATAGATTGTTAAACACGCGTTTTGTATCCCATACGTAACCTACGTCCTCTTTCGAGTTATAACTGTGTTGGTTTGGTCTAAAGTCTGGCGCTCCTTGGCCTGTCTCAAACCACGCAGGGTGTGTAACCCGAACTCTATTGTTGGGTAATGCAACAATATTTCCTGTATACTCTCCTGCGTCCAATAATTCAAGTACATGACTCTGTTTATGTTGCGCAGGGTCATCTGCTACCTCACTATCTGTATAATCCACAGTAAAATAGTACTTAGCAGGGTAAAATTCCCCGTCTACTTTAGCTATCCAAGGAGCTGGAGACGCTCTTTCTAACTTATAGACAGAATGATGGTGTGACATACAATCCCAAGGTTGTGCCATGTACGGAGGTAGCTCCGTAGCCCACTCCTCTACAGGTACATCAGCAACGAGTGCTGTAATGGGTAATCTAGCCCACATAGCTCCACCATGAACATTCGGTTCATCGGTGTCATCGGACTCACACCCAGTAAAAATAACTTGGAAACTAAGACTTCTATTTGGTATTGTTGTAACTCCAATAACCATAGCGTGTAAAAACTCCCCGTGGTAGTCTTCTAAATTCTTAGTATACTCTCTCCGAACCCACGCTTTAAAGTAAGGGATACTACTTGTTAAATATGGCATTATGCCTTCTTTTCTTTTTTTCTTCTTTTCGCTGCAGCAATTTTTTTCCTGCGTTGTGATACTGCAGATGCTTTACTAGGTGGCCTAGATATTTGCGTCTGCATACTTGATCGGTTTATAGTCATCTTATCTCATTTTACACTTTCGTACACCTTGTTTAGCAATACCTGCTCCACGAACCTTACCGCCTTTTTTCATACCTTCTCCCGCATAATCTCGTACAGTGTTAAAGGATCTGGCTTTCATGGCATCTTTACCATATTTTTTAATAAGTTCCCTGTCTTTAACAAGCTCTCTTCTTGCATCATCACGTTCTATTTTTTCTTTAGGGATGCCTGAACCTCCACTACCCGCGTACTTACCTGCAATGTTTCTTCCCCTAGTTCGACTGCTCCCTAAATTTATTCTTTCTTCTATTGGTAGGCTTTTGCGCTGCCCCTCAATATCATCTTGGAACTCAGGTTTAATGCCGAATCGAAGCTTCTGCGCTAAAGAATACCTACTTGCCTCTTTTGGTCTAGTGTAAGATTTTCTGTTTTTGTCTTTAGGTCTTCTTTTAGGTTTGCTAAGACGTTTGTATTCAGCCATTTTTTACACCATTTTAGCAGCGCGAACGCCTTGCCTAGCAATGCCTGATCCACGGACCTTACCGCCTTTAGCCATACCTTTCTTTTTCATCATGCCGCCTTTAGCCATACCTTTTTTCTTCATCATGCCGCCGCCTTTTTTCTTCATCATTTTAAAGTCGTCACCAGATATTTTACCGTCCTTATTTCTATCTAGTTTTTTCTGACCACCTTTAAGTGCGCCGCCCATAGCATAACCTTTCTTCATCATGCCGCCTTTAGCCATACCTTTTTTCTTCATCATGCCGCCTTTAGCCATACCTTTTTTCTTCATCATGCCACCTTTTTTCATAGCAGGACCAGCAGCGGATTTACCGCCTCCTGTTGTCCCACGTAAACGGTTTCTAATGTCTTCAGCTTCTTCTGCTTTAGTAAGCTTTCTCTTCATTGGGCCTTTGCCAGCTTTTACAACGTTCATTTTGCCGCCTTTTTTCATGCCTTTTTTCTTCATCATTTGTCTTTTCCTTCTTCACGCATTATTAGTCCAAGAATACCGCACCCGATACCGATGAAAACTAATTCACCTACACTTGATACAATGCCAATACCTATTATACCTACACCAATCGCTGCGTAGCTAGAGGGCTCACTAAGTCTTCCTTTAATCCATCCAAACATTTTAGTCTCCTTTTAGCAGTTCCATTTACGTAAGCTCTTATTTATACGGCTATTTGGATCGTTTGCCGTTTTAGAGCTAGTTCTACTTTTCTTCATGCCCTTCATTCGAGCACAGAACGACTTACGTCGATTAGCGGCTTTAGAGCCTTTTTTAAGTTTGCTAGGCTTGGTAGTAACAGCGGTCTTTAATTTGCTGCCAGGGTTGGCTCGCCTGTAACTTGCCACACCTTTTTTATTAAGTCCTCCTGACTCGCTCTTACCTTCTTTACGAGTCCAAGCAGCGGTTTTTACGCCACCACCAGATTTGTAATAGTTACGCATAAAAGAATGTAGCCATATCTACTACATCAAGTGTATACTTAACACTCATGCCACTATCGAATAGAACACCTTCTGCAGGTATTGTCCTATCAATAACAGTGTTAGCTGTACCTATAGTCCGAGCTTTAAATAATGTAGTACCATCTTCGGGTGCGCCATTAATAAACTCTACAGTTCCTGCTGTACCGCCTGAGACTAGCGACATGCCTTTAAGTCTTATTCTGTTGCTACCTTCTATAGCTTGAGCACAGAGTGATCCTGAACCTACTGTTATATTAGCCGCGTACTGTGCAGAGCACTCAACGGCTGAGACGGTAAGAAATAGTTTTGCGCCTGCAACTGCTTCTGCTGAACCTGTTGAAGTAATTACTTCTGTCATAGCGTCCCCAAACACATCTGTGCCTGTAATTGTACATGTTTTTGCGTTATCACCTGTACCTGCAGTTGTTACAGTGACGTTTCTAGCCGCTCCTCCTGCAAAAGTAGTATTAGCCATAGTTGCGCTCGTATTAGGTCTAGCTGCAGTGACTAAACGATCTGCGTCTGCAGCGTTCTCGTCGTTTACAGTTAAAACCTTAACGTCTGAAATACCCATATTAATCTCCTAAGTGTGAAGATGGGGCTTGCGCCCCACCTGATTAATTAAGCATCGTAACCGAAGAACTCAATAAGAATCTTACCAGCGGTGTAGTCTGCGTTAGTTGCTGCACCTGTAACCATATAAATATATTTATCTGCTGCTGGCGGTGTTGGAATACTGACTACGCTATTTAAAGCTAAATCACCACTGTCACACATTTGCACTTGGTTTGTTAAACCTGTTATTGCTGCATCTTCTGTACCAGTTGCTTCATCCGCATACCATAAGTTGATATCTGGATCTCCACCTGCTGGAGCTTCTAAGCAAGTTAATTTTCCGCCTAGAACTGTTCCGTTTACTGCTGCTGTGATTTGTCCAATATGAGAATTAGCAGTTGCTGCTTTTCCGATGATATCACCAGAACCAGATGATGCTAAACCTGTTAAATCAATTAAAATTTTAGTATGAAAAATACCG